TCTCTAAGGACAGCTATAGCACCTTCTATATTTGGTTCGTAACCTGTAGCCATAATATTTGCATATAATTATCTATTTTAAACTGTGCCTACCATTATAATTAAGGTATGGAACCTCAAGTTATTGCAGCAATCATTTCTGGTAGTATTGGAGCCTTTGCTGGTATAACTAGGGCTTTGGGTAATTTTAATAAAAAATTAGATAGAAGATTTGAAAAAATAGAAAGAAATGTAGAAAAATTAAAAAATGAAGTTCTTCACGATTATGTTTTAAAAGAAGATTTTTTAAGAGAAATGCAAGGTGTTCATAGTAAATTAGATAGAATTTTAGATCATTTATTAAGTAAATAATTAAGAATCAACGGCAACCCATGCAGAACTAGCAGATAAATAAATTTTCAAAGAACCACCACTATTTGTATCCCAAACTAATTGACCATTGACAGGATTTGTAGGAAGCCCAGCTGAGACAGATGCCACTGCTTTTACAGTCTGAAATGCTGAACCATCATAAACTTTAAATATCTGAGTACTGGCTGTATCTAACCAAGTTTCTCCTTTACTAGAGGATGTAAATCCAGCAGGAGAACTATTTGGTGTAGTGCTTCCAATATGAACAGGACCTACTTTAATTAAACCTGTACTTGGAGAAGCCGTATCATCTGCAAAAAATAAACCTGGACTTGTATTATTATTATTTAAAGCTAATTCACCAGCTCCTAATCTTATTGGAAAAGGTCTATCATTCGCTGTACTCGATCTACGAGTTTGAATTTGTACTGCCATAATTAGACATTTATATATAATCCTGCATCTACTACTGTATCTTGGGCAGTCTCTGGATTATATGTACCAGCATCTAAATTACTTGTATTTGCTGCAACATCAAGTAGTTCTCCATTTATATAATCTCCTGCTTTTAATAATCCTGCCTCGAAAGTGTTAGTAAACTCAGCTAGAGGTTTATTTACAATTCCAAACTTTATATCATCTAAAACAGTAGGAGATTTATTAAATAATTTATTTACCATTGCAATCATTCTATTTGTTGTATTTAATTGTTTACCTGATCTATCTAAATCACCTTTTGCATCTCTTTTAAGACTATCGGTTAAAGTCATAGCAATTACAGATGGATCAAAATTAGCTACGTCTTGAGGTAAATTAAAATCACCAATAATATTTTTATTACCTTCCCACTTTGTTGAACGATTATATAAAGCGAAAATTTCAACAGCTTCTTGCATTTTTCTTTTTTCTTTAGCCCATCTCTTTTCCCAATTTTCATAACCTTTTCCTAAAGGTTTATCATTTGGTTCTAGTAACCATGCTCCAACATATTCATGTTTTTTTAAATTCTCTACAGTTACATAACCACCTGTAGTTTGTGTAAATGGATAAACTACTGTAAAACTATTTAGGTTTGGAACATTGGTAATTGTATATTCTCCTGAAATAGCATTTCCACTTGTAAAATTTAATTGAATTTTATCGTTTTTATTTAAATTATGATTTTCAAAATCAACCGTAATATTTATACCATTTTGATTATATTTTGCAGCTAACTTCAGTGGCTCATTACCTTCATCATGAAGTATAGACCACATAGCAGCGTAAATATGCTTGCACCAACGTAGTTGATAATATTGTAAATTTTGAAAAGAATCTTGTTTTTCATCTTCATATTCAGGTAACTCATAAAAATTATTTATAGTTACGTAACCTAAGTCTCTAAATACTCCAGGTTCATCTCTTCTTTCATCTAGAGTTCCATCATTTTGTATTATATTTCCAGGCTTTGTATCCCTGATTGCTGTTACAGGAAACTTAGCATGATTCTTTTGACTAAATAAATCATAACTATCTCTTCTAGAGAAATCCTGACAAGAACAATTCCATCTTAATTCTGTAGTTAAAAATCTACCTACTGCAAAACCTCTATGAGCTGGTACTGTTGTTTTAGCAATAGTATCTACAGTCTTTGCTCCATAACTATCTTTTTTTTGAAAAATAATCTCATTAGTTGTTGCATCAGATCCTGTGACTGTATATCCAACGTAATCGTCATATCTAAAACCTTTTATCAATCTAAACAAAGTTAGATTTCCTGAAGTTGTTCCAGTTGGAATAGTAGTAAATTTGAACTGTGTGGCATTTGTGACTTCAATTGTATATCTACCTGAAATAACAGCTCCTGTACTTACATCAACAAAAATTTTATTATCTGTAGATAGACCATGAGCAGAACTACAAGTCACAGTAACTTCAGAACCTGATCTTGAATATGTTGAAGATATTCCAGAATCCCTTTCAACTATTCGATCTGCCATTCTTTCTCCAGCTAAGAAAGCAACTTCAGTAGGTAAAGATCTTAGTTTTACTCTTATAAATCTCCAACGAGTATCATTAAATGCAGTTGAGTTGTGATAAACAACATTACCTGATGTAGTTGCAGATCCTGAAGCAGTGAGGGTAAAAGTGTTCTGTGTCTTACTTAAAATTGTTAGTGTCTCATCTGTCGCACTACCTGTAGATATATCTAAATAAACATTATCGCCTGGAAATAAACCATGATCATTTTTAGTTACTACTAAAGTAGTACCACTTTGAGAATATGTAGCATTTACAGAAGGAGCTAAATATCTAACATCTAATATTGGTAATCCAAAATCATAAAAACTAAATCCATCTGTATCTCTCATTCCACAAATGTGCTCTCCTAATTCTTGATTAGTAGAAGGAAAAGTAAATATTCTTGCAGGAATAAAAACTCCTGGAAATTGTTGAAAAGTAAAAAATAATCTATAGTCTCCTCTTTTATCTCTTTCTTTAGAAGTAGATCCTAATATCTGCTGTGTAAATGTATATAATTCATAACCTCTCCTCCATCTAGTCCACAATGAATCTTGATTATAAAATTTAACTTCACTCTCTAATGCATATCCATCAGATCCTCTAGGATAAATACTAGGTTCTTTTGGTTTATTTTCAAAATTTTTAAACTGTTTTTTAAATTCAAAATTCGATTTTTTATCAAATTTATCGAATCCAAATGACATTATCTTTAATAGAAACCACCCTGAAGATTACAGTAGAATCCATTAGTTAAAGCAGTAGCTCCACTAGCAGCTACATATAATGCCTGTCCTCTTCTTAACATTAAACCTCTTTGTTTTGGAGCTATTTCATTATTAGATGCACCAAAATTAGCAGCTCCTGATTGAACTACAGGATGATTAATTAATGGTAATTTTTCAGTTAGTGTAGTACTTAATATTTGATTCTCTGATACTTGAGGAATACTTTGAGTAAATAAAGGAAAGAATTGGTTAATATTTGTAATTGTTCCTGTACTAACTAAATAAAAACAAAAATCGACAGGTAAAGAAATAGAAACATTACCAGTAATAGTTCCACTTGGAATATTTGGAATAGTTATGTCAAAAGTTGTAGCAGTAAAGTTAGTTGTATCCGCAACTGTAAAAGTATCATCTTTTGGAACAGTACCTGTGTTGTATGTTAAAAAGTCACAGAATAATTTTTGTCCGATTTCTAAATTATGTCCTCCCGATACGGTTATTGTACAAACAGTTGTAGCAGCACTGTAGGTTGCGGTGGTGGCTGTGACAGCATCTAATTTTTGTATAGCTCTCTTCGAATATGTAAACCAAATCTCATCAATATATGCACCACTTATTGATGTATCAGTCAATGCAGAATCAACATCAAATACTTTTGTTGCATTACCAACCGCTGTTGGAATTAAACTAGTCAAAAATGATTGTCCAGAGGCAACTGTACATAGTGTTGAACTTGTTGCTGGTCGATCAACCATTAATGGTTGTTTGTTTGAACTACTACTTGCCACGTTATTTATTCATAGACTTAATTTAATTATATAGGAAGGCTTTTTTACTTATCTTTCTTATCTTCTTTTTTATTTTTAGCCATTTTAGATTTATCTAAAGCTTCTTTACGCTTTTCTTTATCAGACTTTTCTTTACCATCTTCTTTCTTTTTACCTTTATTTTTAAAATATTCTAATAATTGTGGTGGCATTTTACCTTTTTTGTTAGCCATCTTGATTCTCCTGATTTGCTATAGATAAGCGTAAAGTTTTAGTAAATCTACTAGGTAGTTCAGCACCTTTAACTTGTGCTATAGGTTCCTCACCTGCTCTAATATCGAACAAATTAATTAACCTATCTCCTGCCATTCTAGTACTACTTTCACTTGCAAAAACATTTGGATCAGGTCGTCTTTCTTTATATGGTTCACTTCTATTTAAACCAATTTGATATCCTAATGAAGTCTTAGGTTTAATTTTATAACTAGGTTTTTCAATACCAAATTGTCCAATACTCATTATCTATGATTAAGTTCTAATAATAATCTTGTACCAACAGCAACGTCTGCTGGTCCAGGAAGTGCTTGTATAAATTCTGCTCCCTCTCTATTAAATCTATATCTTGCTTGAGCTGGATTCCTATAATTAGGTACATATAAATGCATTGCTAATCTATCTGTTTCATAAATATAAATTTCTGTCCAAGTTTTTAAAACTTCTCTAAAATCAGAAGTTGCAACTGTACGATCAACGTCACCAGCTATACTCTCAATTCTATTTCTTGGAACAGTGTCATTATTAATACTTCCAGTCATATCTGTACGTTTTTCAGCTTCATCACAACGTCCAACTTGCTCAATTATTTTACTAACCCAAAAAGAATCCTGAACATTATTTATAGCTTCTTCTAGTCTAGCTTGGTCACCAGCTGGTATCGAGGTTATGTTATAACCTAAATGCCAACGCACTTTCGATTGTATAAAGGTATCTAGCTTCATTCAAACAAGTAAATTTTACCTGTTACTAGTCTACTCTCACTAAGTTTTCTTTAAATATTTCGTCCCAATCTATACGCTTAATACCTCTTAACTGTTCTAGCTTTGTAAACCTTTCACCTGAAAGTGTAGTCTGTAAATCTTTTATATCTCTTGCAGTCTTTAATCCTACCCCAGGTAAAGCATCTGCTATTTGTCTAGCACCTGCAGTATTAATGTTTAATCTAGTATCTAAAGGAAAAGTTTCTTTGTTACTAACTTTTGCCTCTCTATCACCAGTAGCATTTAATTCTGCTTTTAATCTTTCTTCTGTCTTTATTTTTTCACCTGTAGCAGCTACACAGGGAATTAAATCTTCATCATTTACATATTCAGTTTCATCATTAGCATTAATGACCATTGAAACTCCCTCTCCATGTTGAGATATCTTTTCTACTATCCCTCCATTAATTTTGTGTTGATACAGCATAATTTTAAAAATCCTTCTTTAAATAGCTTAACTCAATAAATTTTTATTGACAATGAAAAAGCGAGCCATAATGACTCGCCTTTCCACTAAACTATAAAATATAGATTATGAATCTGTTCCACCTACTTGTGAAGCAAAGTCCACTAAGGAAGAAACATCACTCCAAGCTACAGCTGTAGCTGGACGTAAGTAGTTAACTCTACAAACGATGTAAGCTGCTCTACCAGCAGTTGAATCGTCAGCTGAGATAAATACACCATCACCATTGACTGAAGTACCAGTAATAGCATCGACATTATAAACTTTAAAAGTTGTGTCGGCTGTTACTTTGTACATCATTGAGTTTGCAGCATCAGCTCTTTCGATTGTTGCTGTTACAGATGTCCAAAATGGTACGTCACCAGTTGTTGTGTCAGATGCACCCTGAGCAAATAGTGAACTAGATGCGGTCAAGGAACTATGAGCTGCAGCATTTCCTAACAATTGAGTAGCTGGAACACCAATTGGTGAGCCACTATTATCAGGACCAAGTAGTATAAGCACGCCAGTTGTACCACCGAGATCTGCTGTTATTGGAGATGCTGGGAAAGATGCAAGACCACCTGCAGGGTCATCTTGTGCAATTGCTATGGAAGCTCCATAAACATATGCAGGTCTAGCTGCACTTGCATTGACCACTAAACTTGTGCGGTCATCTCTCACTCTGTCACTTACTCTTCTATCTGGAGAAGGTACAGTGATACTAAAACTTTTGAAACTAGCTTTATCAGCTGCTACGTTAGTTACTTTTACATAACCAATCTGTTCAAAAAGTTCAATTCCAGGCCAACCAAGTACACCTTCACTGTTAAATGAGGATAGCTTGTTGATCTGATTTCCAGGTTGCAAGATTGCTCCTGCGTTACTTTTGTAAGTTGCCATTAGTTAATCCTCCTTATTCTGAAATTGTAAAGGAAGTGGTAATGAAGTCCTTATTCAAGTTTGCAAATCCAGCATATAATTGCCAAATAAGTATGATAAACCTGGAGAAGTCATCATTGTTATTAATTAAAACTTGAGCGTTAGGACCACCGATACCAACACCGATAGCTTGAGGACCAAAGAACAATCCAGCAGGAGTTGTTTTTGATACTGCACCGTTTCCATCTCCAATATCGACCGTAATTGTCTTAGATGGGAAGTTTGTAGATTCAAAGAATCTTACTCCTTCAAACACGAATCCAGAAGGCATAACTGGCTCACCAGCTACGAACTGAGCTTGTCCATACTGTCCACCAGCATAGATTGCTTGGTTAGGAGCCATTGCACCCATTAAAGGTGAACCTTGACCCATTCCTGGATATCTTGCTATTTCACGGAAGCCTTGATCGGCTCTTAGATCTTTCATGAATGAAGGATCTGCTATACAACGATAGTATCCGTCTGCGAATACAGGTACGTGACGCTTTCTTAAACTCTTAACTACCTCAAGAAGGTCAGTTTTTACATTAAACTTGAAACGCTCAGAAGCATATTCTGTAGACGAGTATGAGTTTAGTGTTGTGGAGTTAGACTTTGTCTTACCATTTGGATAGTAGTAACCACCCTGAGAGTCAGAAGCAGCACCACGAGATTCAGACTTGAATAATTCGTCGATGAATACACGATCTCTCCACCTTCTATAGTCATCTAACAGAGTTAAACTACCAATACTTTGATGAAACATATTAAGGTTTCCAGTATCAAGCAGCAAACGCTGAGCTGTCATTAGAGTTTCTCTAGCAATTTTGAATGTACTAGGGAGAGTTGTGTTATTAGGATCAGCAGGACCTGTATACTCTCTTAGAGATACAAGTACTTTATCCTTAACAATTGATCTGCTATTTGCTGTTCCGATAGTCTGATCCTGAGTCCTCTCTCTAGAAGTCTTAGTGCCAGGGTTACCAAAGAAGCGATAGCGATCTAATTGTACGGTTTGTCCAGGTTGCTTAGTGAAATCATGCACAACTACTGGCTCGGAAGCCATTTCAACGATATACGCTGGATGTGGACGATACAGCTCAGCACCCAGGAGTTTCGGAAAATCGTTATCTATAAACATTTTTGAAATTCAGCTGAGGGTTTGCTGATAGTAAACATAAAATAAATTATGTTAATTTGAAACTGGAAAATTAATTCCATTAAGTACAATTATACTTACCCTTAATAAACGAGATTATATAAGTTTTTCCTAAGCTATAAAATTTTCATCCATGCGAGATGTATATCCATCAAGCATGTTACCTAAAGAATAAGTTGATGATGGGACGACTCCTATTCTGTGCATTGGAGTTACGTAGCCATCTGCAGGTTGTAAATCAGGTTGTGATGCCATAGCCATTGCTTCATCAACAGCATCCATTTGATCTTCTATAGCTACATCAGCCATAAAATCTTTTGCCATTTTTTTAGCTTTTTTTGCTTTTGAAGAGTCCATTTACTTTTTACCTTTCTTTGATTCTAAAGGAGGCTGACCTACAGGAAGTTGGCTTAATCCAGCTGCAGGTAAATATTTTGCTAAGAACATTTGTTCACTAACTCCAATCATATCTTGATTTCTTTCAGCAGCTCTTAAATTTTGTGGGACTAGTAAACCATTAGCTGGTAGTGGAGATCCTGGCAAATTTAACTTTAAATAAGATGCATCTAAATCAGAAGGCATTTTAGATCCTTCAACAACTCTAGTATCTCCTTCTCTCATTCTTATGTTTGCATATTCATCTGAATTACCAGCAGCTATTTGTGATTGGACATCAGTACCACCAAAACCAATTAACTGAGGAGATCCTATAGGACCACCCGAAGTTCCTATACCTTGTAAAAATTTATCTGCTTTTTCTGTTGTACTGGTTTTTTTGTGTTTCATTGTAAGCTAGTTCCATAGATTGAGTTAGCTACATTCATAGCGTTGCCCATTGGAGATGTTCCCATTCCTCCAGGTAATGTATTAATTGGTCTTGGTATATATTTTAAATTTATCATTCTTTGTTGAGAATCTGCAGCTAATGGATTATATATACCACCATATTGATTCATAATTTGCTTATCATATATTGTATTTTCTATACGTTTTTTCTTACCTGCTTCTCTACCTTGTTTATATGCTAATGCTGATAATCCACCACCAATCAAACCACCTGACCCAAATCCAGAAGCTCCTGCCAATAAAGCACCAGGAATACCAGAAGAAGTAGGATTGTTATATCCTGTTTGCCTGCCTCTGATATTAGATACGGCTGCTGGAACACCCATAGTTAGACCTAAGCCTGCTGCTAAAGCAGGTACGGCTGATCCAGCTAGTCGAAGTCCTATTGGAGCTACTGCACCTAACATGATTACTCCATTACAAGGAGTTTTTCACGGAAGATCTGTGGGTTCTGTTGTGCTGCATTTAGATATTTCCAAGCATTCTGTGGGTCACGATCAGCTGCTCCACCGAAGTCCTTCCAGAAGTCGCCTGAATTAGCAGGTGCTTGTGGTTGTGGAGGAACAGGCATTTCAGGACGTGTAGGAGCTTGTACTTGAGCTGCTGGGTTCTGAATTTGTTGACCTGCGAATGTAGGAGCTTGTGGATATGCTGGAGCCTCATCCTCTTCTACTGGATATGGTCCATTCTCACCAAAGAACTCACAAGTGTAATCTGCTAAAACATCTGGATCTGTAAGGATCTTTTCATATGCCTTATGCTCTGCTGACATTTCTTTAAGTAAACCAACAGCTTCTTGTAACTGTGAGTTTGTTTGAATTAAAGAATCTTCAATCTTACAAGCATAATCATTAAGCACTGCTGGAGCATCTGCACCAAAGTGATTAATTACTTCAAGACTTGCCTCGCTTACCCCGTTTGCTAGGAGCTGGTCGTTTGTTATCTCCTGAGAAGTTTGGGAAGAGTTGTTGGAGTATGCCTGGCTGTTGTTGCTCGAAGGCATATAAGTCTGCTGACCCCCGTTGCTGTATGGGGTTGTTTGTTGGAATCCGTAATTGGCTTGGTCTGCTGCTGGAGTCGCTGCTGACTGTTGACCCTGGAACGGGAACTGGACTGGTGAACTCAGGAGTCCTACCACCTTCGTAAATGCGTCCTTGTATGGGTTCTCCGCTTGTGGGGCTGCCTGTTGTGTCTGGGGCTGATACTGCGTAGGGTTGTATTGGATTCCTTGTACCCCCATCTGGGCTTGCACTTGTGGTGCTGGAGCCTGTGTTGCCTGTGTTGGGGCTACCCATTGCTGGGAAGTCGCCACGGAAGGAGCTTGGGCTGTTTGAGGAGCCACGTAGCTGCTCTGCTGGGTCGGGGATGCTTGGGGTGCTGATTGGGTCTGAGCTGCGGTAGCGTCCTGCATAAGTTACCTCTTTCTGGAGTGATTCTAATGTTCTGTATAAGAATGGAGTTAAATCCAAACGTGGGTCAGCCGCCATCGGTAAGTTAGGCTGCTGAGGGTGGGGAGTTCTCATTTCTTGATTTATTAAGTCAATAAATGATGAATATGCCCTTTGTACCTCACCTACCATTCTAAACGGAAAACCAGATAGCATTGCTGCAACTTCGTCGTCTGTTTTCGAAGGAAATAGGTACTTCAGTGCTTCTATACTATCAACCCCCAATTCTTGAAGGTTTCTTGTAAATATAGAAGAGTTGACTTTATCTTGAGTTGTATCCTCATAAACAGGACCCATCCATCTCCAAAGAACCGTTCTATCTCCATCAGGAGCTAGTCCTAGTACACCATCTGGGATTTCTCTTGTCTGTACTGCAGTGTCAATAGCTTGCTGAAGTTTTTGTTCATATTTAATTTTCTGTTTTTCATATTTTTCTAAAACTTTTGGATCTTCATCATTTTCTGGTAATTCAGGATATTTTATACCTGATACATAAGCTAAGGATTTTCTAAAAATTTGCTCTTCTTGGAAAATAATTAATTCAAAAACTTTGCAAATTCCATACTGATAAATCTGTAAACATTTTTTCTTTGCGGTTGCACTTACACGTCCATAAGCAGATTTAATTTCTGTAGCTGTTACGTTAGTAATACTTAAATCATCTATTCCCCCAAGGGCTAATCTAATTTCACTTCTTAATTGTTCTGAGAATCTTGCTTGGTCAGAACTTACAGCATTAGGAGTTATGAATCCAACTCTATCTGAAGGTTCTAAATTTGCTATAACTCTTGGAACTCGCATGCCACTTCCAGGTCTACCTGAATACCCTGGCTGCTGTCTTGTTATTGGATCTTGTTTATATGTAGAACTAAATAAATCAACATTAGAAGCAAATCCTGATTGACTGGATATACTTGGTCTTTGTGATGTTTCAGAATCACTTTCTACAATATCTTGTTTTGGTCTAGATGATAGAAGAGTTGGATTACCAAAGAATGATAAGTTTGCTCTAATATTTTTTACCATCTCATCATGAGCTGTAATTTGATTTGCAATAAATTCAAATTCACCTGAACCATCTGTTCCAAAAGCATCAGGATTATTAAACACTTCAACACATGGAATAAACTCCATAGTATTTTCTACAGTTTTTTTATCAAAAGATGCAAAATTTGTATTTTCTTGATCAAACTTTATTTCTTGCTCACTATGATATTCTTCTATTTCTGTAGCAGTTATTTTTAATCTCATATATCTTTGATCTGTATTCAAACCAACTCCAGCAAAACCTTTTGAAGATTTAACCTTATATGGATAAATAATAATGACTTCTTCTAGTTCTCCATCGGTAGAATAATAAGTTCTATAAGACTCTTTATTGAACCAGTAAATTCTATAAGATTTTTTTGTAGGTCTTATATAAAATAATCCTTTTCCATAAGCTAGAAATCTATCCCATATTGCATCTAATCTGGCATCTAATTGATTAAACTTTATAACCTGCTGAACAAAATCAAATCTCTGTGTTCCAAAATTATCCTGTTGAGGATAAAACTCAACTCCCTGTCTTATACCAAACATTTTCATTTGAGATAAGTGAGAACTAATCAACATTGTGTCTGCTGTTCCTTTCCCATCACGATTGATGACAGACTTGATCATGTCATCTAGAACAGCTTTACTATTACTCTCCATTAATTAGATCCCTTTGTTATTGGTCAATGTCATAACCAGCATGTAATCTCTTAAAAGTAATTACATCCCCTTCAACTTCAACATCAAATCTCTCATTGGGTTGAAGTGCCATGTCATGACATAACTCATCAGGTAATGAAATCATTGCTGAACCATAAGCATCTTGCTCAAGTTCAAGTTTGTAAAAAGTTGGTTCTGGCATTGTTAATACTTCTAGTTTAAATCCTCAATACTCTAACTCAAGTTTCCCACGAGTCATTAACCCATTACATAGCCAAACTAAAGCGTCTACGCAATCATCATGTGAGCTAACCCCAAAATTTACAATCTCATCTGTCAATGCTCCAAACTTTCTATATTTATTAAAAATAATCTTTCTTTGTTCAAAAAGCCCCATTATTCCTCTAAATCTTGCAACTTTGTCTCCACGAAATCCTTTTACTGGATGCCAAATTAAATTATATAACCCTTGTTCTGTTTGACATATTCTTTTAAAGTCTGCTTCTAAAGATGCCTGATAAGCAACTGCTTCAGACCACACATGTAATGAGTTTCCAGTAGGAAAGTAATTTTTACCATCTTTCATTATTACTCCCCACTCTTCCATCATTTCCATTAAAAGTTCTAATTTTTCTAAATTTCCCATCACCCTAACTCGTTTACAGTCAATAATATGGATCTTATCTTTTACTCTTCCACCCATAACAAAGACTGTATAATCATTCCGTTCTCTTACTCCTGCAGATAAATCAACACCAACTCCTAAAGCATCAAAATCTGTAGAGATTGCTCCTTTAACAATTAAGTCTGGAGATAAAGATAGTTCACTAGTTTGTACAACTTGATTTTGATATTGAAAACTAAATGCAACTGGAGCTATTCTTCTTCTATCACTTAGATAACTTAAAGACCACATGTCAGGCCAGTAAGATATTTCTTCTCCTTCTTTATCAACAGTAATTGCAGATTGTACTATCTGTTTCCAACCACTGGAAGGTAAGAAAGTTGTACTGTGAATATCATCATGTCTAAATCTAGTTCCTAAACAAATAGCTCTAGCACCTTCAAACATAGTTGGAACAATAACAGCATTCCAGTTATCTTCCATAGCCTGTCGAATATCTTTATTTTTAATATCATCTGCACTTTTTATTGCGTCATCAATTATGCAAAGATGTGATCTTTTTGAGGTAACAGCACCTTTTAATCCTGCACAACATACACTAAATTCTTCTTCTCCAGTAGATTTAATTCCTGCAAATTTCCAATCAATACTCCAATATTCATTTGAATTTATTCCTTTAGCAATTTTTACTGTAGGAAATATTTCTTTATATATTTTACTTTCTTCAATAATTCTTTTTATGGCTGCACTCTTAGGTCTAGCAACATCAACTGTATAAGATATGTATAAAATTTTTAACGGCATTTTATTTGTAGCATGAACACCAATAGCCCATGCTGTATATAAACCTAATACGGTAGATTTAGCAGATCCTCTAGGAGCAAGTATGTCAACGTTAGGACCAGCAATACTTTTAAGACATTCACTATCATCTCCTGTACATAAGAATTTGTGCCACTCAAGGTGATGTGCAGCTGGAGGTTTTCCCCCTACAACATCACAAAAATATGCAAAATTTTTTCTAGCCTTTTCTACATCAACATTAGAAGTTTTTTTAACTACTTGTTGTTTTGCAGCTGCTCTAGCTGTACGTCTATAGACGCTATATATACTGGTTCCTGCCATAAACGTAGCTTAGCGTATTTATCCCAGATTGTAATTAACAATGCATCTAATCTTATTAGTACATTGTTGAGCAGTATGATAATGAGAACCATCAAACAGTACTACTCGACCCTGCTTTGGGGTTACTCTTTGTTTTTCTGTATAGATATCTGATTCTTCTCTCTCGTTATAAATGACTGTATCACCATCAGCAGTACATACATAATAAAGAACAACTAGATGTTTCATATCATCAATATCTATATGAGGAGTATCATCTTCTCTACTTTTTAAATTTAAAGGAAATTGTAAAAAAGATCTTCCTTGAAGAACACCTGCTTGAGGAATGTTTAATGTGTAGCAAGCATGTCTTAGTAAAGGTAAAAATAAATCGTGAAAATCACTAATAATTTCACTTGAATTATCATCATCAAGATCTACATATACGTGCGAAAGTCCAGGGCGACCTTGATTACCTTCTTCATATGCTGCTGTCACATCATCAATGTAGTACCAAGGAAACACACAATCATTATGTTCCTCTTGCCCCATTAAAATACTTTTAATTGTTTCTTGATAATCTAAATCTATAAAATCATCAATTACTATAATTTCATCCACTTTAAGATTCTTCTTGAAGTATCTTTGTCCAGACTCCCATTGAAGCTTCCTGCAATGGTCCTTCTATTGGATCATCTCTAAATATAGATAACATTTCACGTAACGCTCTATCTGCACCTGCAAGAATTAAACCTTGTTTATCTTGTAAGATTTTTTTATCTTCAATCTGTTTTATTGCACCACGTAATTCTTTTTGCAGCATTGCAATTCTTGCTGCACCCATATCTTGTTTAACAATTCCCATGTCAATTGCGTCACGTAATTTACCTATATCAACTCTCATGTTATCTATTTCAGATTCTAAAACTTGAGTAAAATCACGTTTTTTAAATTCTTTTATAGACCACTCATTACATTCCACTACCGTCCCTTGGAATCCTAAAAATCTGGCAAATAAATATATCTGTATTGGACTTGATGCTTTTTTACAAAATTCAAGATAGGATTCACGATCTTTGTTTGATAAAGTGTGAATCCATTTCTTCATGTTCTGTATTGGCTCTGTGCCTGATCATAATCTCTATTCTCTTTATAGCGACGAAACATCTCTCTTTGCAAGTCTGTTGTTCTTTGTTCCTTACCTGTTTCTCTTGTCAATGATCTATCTTGCTCACCTGCAGTCTCTAATCCTCTTCTATATTGAAGACCAGTTTCTGCAACTTCTGCACGACGTTCTTGACCAGAAACTCTAGCACTTGCACGATTTTCTTCTGCTGTTTTAGAAAGAGTCAAACGATCTTCTGCAGCTGCTGCCTGACCACGACGTATGTCTTGACCAGTAAAGAAATCTGCATTAGTTCTATCTAACTGAGCACCCAACTCCATATTCAACCTTTGTTGCTTTCCACTTACTTCATTCAAAGCAGACTGACTAGCTAAAGCTTGAGTAGGAACCTGCGTTGTTGGTGCAGGTGCTGGAGCTGGTGGTGGATATATTATCTGTGGTGGTGGTGATCCTCCTCCTCCGCCCATAATTTAAAACCTCCTATTAATTTAAGTTTAATTCAAATAAACTTCTATGCCTTAAATGAGGCATTTGCAAATCTTACATTCCTTGCAAGAGTTACCTGTGGTGCTCCAAATTCATTAGCAGCTTTCTGTTGTTCTGCTACAGCTTTTGCTCTTTCTGCTTCTGATAATGCAGCTATACCCTGTTGAGCCTGCTTAGCAGTCATAATATCTTGAATCTTAGTTGGTGTTGCTTCTAATTGAAATTTTCCTCTAATAAATCTATTTTGTGCATCTTCAGCAGCTTTGTTTAGATACATTTGTCTAACAGGTTCTGTAAGAGCATAAGTACCAAATCCCTCTATTGCCATCCTTCTAGCTTTCTTTATCTGTCTAGCATCTTGATTTTCTTGATATAAATTTATAGCTTCTAAAGAATCTTTAAGACCTTCAGTTGGTGATGGTTCTTTTCCAAATTTTTCTGTTAAATCAGATTCAATTATTTTTTGTTGAGTAGGGCTAAATTTGTAATTAAAATCCTGTAAACCTTCTAAAGGATTATATCCATCTTCTGTTGTAAAACCTCCTCGTTTATCGTAATCTGTCTGTTCCCCCTTACCCATATAATAATTTTGTAAATTAATAAAATCAGCAAGTCCAGCTTTAATTCTGGCAATTCCTTCAGGTCTGTCTTTATCTACTGCAACTTCTTTCCCATACATTCTTACTTTTTCTTTGCCTTCAGGAATAGTTGTTTTAAGATTTTCTTTTATGATGCTCTTTATACTTGTAGGTGCTCCTACAAGATCTGGACCATATATCTCTTCAGCTTCAGCATAAGTTTTTGGTATTTTAAAATCTGATGCTAATCTCTTTTGTTTGTCATACAAAGCTCCTAAATCAACTACTTGCCCTGTACCAGTATCTAGTCCCTTACTGGTAAAAGAAGGATAGAATGATTGATCGTGTCCTGCCATTTTTAGTAGTTGTATCTAGCGGTTAGAGCAGCCCCAGCTTGATTAGCTGCTGTAGTTCCTAAGTTAAGGGCAGCTTTTTGCATATTCTCAGTTAAGTTAGCATTTGTCAAAATATTCTGTTTTATACCTGCACTAGCCATTCCTCTTGCAAACTCATCTCTCTTTGCTTGTTCAGCAAATTTTCTTACTGTAGGTAAAACAATATTTGTTGCATCTCTTAAAGCCTCAGCATCTTTAACTGTTCTAAGTCTTCTACCTGCATCTAAGCCTGCTGGGTTGATTACTTGTAAAGGATCACCAAATGGAGATATACCTCCAAACTGATCCATTCCTGGTGGTAATGGAGTTCCTCCAGCTGTCATAGGTTCTCCTGTAGCAGTGTTATAACCAATTAATCCTGCAGGTCCTGCAATAGCTGGTCTACCTGCAACTCTGCCACCTGACCCTTGAGGTACTCCTAAATTTCCTGATAATACTGATGCTCCACCAACACCTAATCCTGTTAAAGCAGGAAGTTTTAAAAGAGCTTGAGCTGAGAGATTACCTCCAGCTGCAGCTTGTAATAATGCCTTTCCTCCAACACCTGTGACTCCACCTGGTAATAAAGCTCCTAATAATTTACCTCCAGCAAAACGTCCTAATCCTCCAGCACCTGATGCAGTTAAAGCTCCTGTACCAGCTCCTAGTAATGCAGATCCTAAATTACCTCCACTACGTCTAAATCCTTGAATGCCTCCAACTACTGCACCGCCTGTTGCTAAAAGAGGTAATAACGCTACCATTTCTCCATTCAGTAATACTTGTTATAAATATTTTAGATTAACTATTCTTTGCCTTAACTATCTTGTAGATCTTTTACGAAGTAAGCTACTTCTGCTAAATCATCTTTGACTAAATCCATATCTGTCAAATAATCAATATCATGCTTAAGATTTAAATCACAAGCAAACAATGCACTTGCTGCAGCTCCTGCTACTGGTCCTGCTATTTGTTGTAATAATCCAGGTTGTCCTGGAGTTCCAGGTATTGTGGTCATTGGGTTTGTTCTAGGTTGGAAGATACCAAAACCAGGTGCTACCTCACTATACGAACCACCAAATTGATCAGAAAATTCATCTGCTTTCGCTCCAGCACTACCTTTACCAAATTCAAAATGTTTAGGATTCTTTTTAAAATAATCTGACATATTACTTGAGAAGCGACTTAAAAATCCATCAGCAGCACTCTTACTTTTTACTGATTCATATCCTGATCCTTTAGTATCAAAGTAATCATCAAAATTAGCACCTGACTTCTTAAAAGCCTCCATCTCTGTCTGTTTATAATCTGGTGGTAAATTTCCTATGCCTGACATTTTTTAAACCTTTTTCATAATTATAAATTCTATAAACGTGTACCAGTTCCGTAGATACTTCTAGCAATACCTTGTACTTCTTTGTTAGTTAATTCTCCAGCTTCAGTCATTACCTTTTCTGCCTCTGCTAATCTCAACATACTTTCAGCAGAATTAGGCTGATTTTTTGGAACC